GATGATGGTACGGTAGGCTCTCACGGATTAGGAGTAACTATCCCCGATAACGCCATAATCCTTGACGGCGTAATTGATGTTATTACTACATTTGATGATGGTGACAATGATTCAGCGACAATCGCTATACAGGTCGAAGGTGTTAATGACATAGTGACTGCTACTGCTATTTCAGGGGCCAGCGATATATGGGATGCAGGATTGCAAGACATCATCCCTGATGGAACGGCAACAAACATGGTTAAAACCACAGATGACAGGGAAATCACAGCTGTTGTAGCAGACGATGACATAGATGATGGCAAGCTGGTAGTATTCCTGCGCTATGTAATTAGCGAATAAGGGGTGATATAAATGGCCTATGCTGAAACTCATACCGTATCAATAACAACTGATGCATCCGGTGATGGAACTGGTTATACTCCGGTCCTGAATGGCAAAATAATCAATATTATTTATACCAAAGATGACTACGCTGTAGATGTGGATTTTGCTATAACTGCTGAAAATTCAGGGTTGGATATATGGACGGAAAACGATGTCAACGCTACAAAAACCGTTTCACCAAAACAACCGACACACACCCAGGCAGGAGTTGAAAACGATAGCGCCGGCGATGTGCTGCTGGAAGATATTTACCTGACAAATGAGCGGGTAAAGATTGTTGTTTCCAACGGTGGAAATACAAAATCAGGAACCTTTAAAGTGATTGTGGGGGGTTGAGATGCCAAAAATAAAACTGCTTAAACGGAAGGCAGGCCCGGAGGGGAATTTTGCTCCGGGCTTTGTTATGGAAGTTGAAGCTGATATTGGACAGCAGTTAGTTGACCAAAAGGCGGCAGAATGGGTCGCGCCTGTTAGACAAAAGCCGGTTGAACGGGCAGTCAAGGCTCCGGCAGAAAAGGCTGTTTATCGTGGGGCTGGCTGGTACGAGTTACCGGATGGCCGAAAGGTTCGTAAAAGTGAACTCGAAAACCTTTGAGATAGCTGATAAAGGGGCTTATTTTACAGTTCATATTTACGATAACTATGTTGTTAAATATCCGAAGCATGAAAAAGTAAACAGCGAAAAGGTGCTAAAAAGAATTGCAGACATTCAAACAGCAATGTCTGAATTTATGCCGGAGATATTACCCTGCAAAAGACAGGGAATGTCTTTAATAATGCCGCGTGCCCCCGGTGTAAGATGTGACCATTTGCCTGCCGGAAAATGGGAAAAAATAAAAAAACTATTACCGGAAATAGAAGCACGGGCAAGGCAGTATGGCTATATTATTTTGGGGACGGATATTCACAACATATTCTATGACGAGGGCAGCGATCAGATTTATTTGGTTGACTGCCATCTTTTTAGGCGAGCGGGTGATTAAATGGCTTTGAGCGATGCTTATGCAACAGCTTCTGAATACAGGGCTGCTTTTGATATGACAAGCGATTCGCAGGATTCGGAGATTCTTTCCGACCTGAAAGCTGTGTCCCGATATATTGATGGCAAAATGGGGCGATTCTTTAACAAGGATTCTGAGGATAAAACCCGGGTATATTACTGCCCGGCGGATAGCACTAAGCTCTGGATTGATGATTTATCTGCTGCCCCCACGTCAATCACAATAGATCAGGACACAGATGGAACCTGTGAGACAACCCTGTCAAGCAGCGATTATGAATTATATCCCGTCAACGCTCCCCTAGATCCGGAACAGCGGCCGTATATGTGCATCTGTTTAACATCCTGGGGCGATGAGCCTTATTTCTCGCAAGGGGAACGAGTGGAAGTGGTCGGCAAATTCGGCTGGACTGCTATCCTCAGACTGGAAACATCGAGGGCAACAAGGCGGATACCCGAACTCGGGGATGCCATTGAAGCCAGCCCCGAAGCGCAGGGCATCATCAGGCAGCTACTGGATAAATATAAGCGCAGGTGGCTTGTATGAGCGTTGAGGTAGATGCCGCACAATTAAGGGAAATCCTTGTTAGTCTTGATCCGAAAATGTATAGCAAGGAAATTACCGGGATGATGCATGAAGCAAAGAACATCGGACAGCCTGTCATGGAAAAATCTATTGACGGTGGGTTAGGAATAGCTGTTAGAAGCATTGGCGCAAAGGCTACACCCTTGAGCGCAGAAATTTATTCTACTATGAACCCGAAAACGGGCATGTTGATAGAGCAGGGCAGATCACCCGGGAATCCGATGTCACTATTAGCTGCTATCAGATGGGTAACGGGGCATAAAGCCAGCAGGTTAAAAGGGTATTCAGAGGATGAGATACAGCAGGGTTATGCAGTTATGGAAGCGGTTAGAGCCGGTGGTTCTAAGGGTAAGTTTTACTTGAAGGCTACATTTGAGGTTTTAGAAAAAGCGGTTCCTAAGATGCTTAAAAATCTTGGTGACAAGATAGCAGCGAGGTGGGGCAAATGAATTACTCTACTTTTAAAACAAAATTACTGGCCATCGAAACAGGTATCAGCATCACCAGTCCAACCTCAATGACGATTAAGCGGGCATACTGGGGAGTGCCGGATGGTTCAATTGTAGAGCTGCCGACTGTTATTAATTCGATGTCAGAGACAGACAGGATCCTCGGGTTCGGTTCAAGAGACCAGATGTTGAGAATTGTCATTAATGTTTTTATCGCAAAAGTGCAAACTGAAAACGAAACATCATGCGATATCGCAACAGCCTTTTGGTTTGCCATGAAAGATGCTTTTGACGGCGACCATACGATAACAGATACAGTGTCTATGGCAACACTACGGGGTGCAGAGCCGACAGTCCCCGTCCTTTTGAACTACGCAGGGCAAGCATATATCGGTATCAATGCATATTTAGACATTCAGCAGGCGGAAGCCTTCTCCTTTTAAGGGGGTGAGTACGTGAGCAAAAGAGGATCGGCAGATGTAGGTTTTTTGTTAATTGATGGCTATGACGTTTTAGGTTTGACCACCACGCTGACAGATACCGTGGAAGCCATGATTGAAGATGTTACTGCCCTGGGTGATAGTTATGTGAGCCATGCTTCAGTTGGCTTAAAAACCGGAGAGATAACACAAGACGGTTTTTATGATGATGCTTCGGATTCCATTAACGATGCTCTCTGTGAAAAGTCAGGCACAAGCAGGATTATCTGTTACGGGTTAGAAGGCAACACTACCGGGGCAGGATTAATCGCTTTTTCCGGAGCGATGCAAGGTAAATACACCCGCAAGGCTACGCGGGGCGAACTGCATAAAGCATCGGCAACATATTCGATAAACGGGGCGGTTGAAGAAGGAGAAATTATCCATACCCACACCTCCCGGACGGATAGCGGAGATACGGAATCAGACCCGGTGGAAGCCTCTGCGCAGACCACAGACGGCGGAGCAGGTTACCTGCAGTTGAGCGAACTGGACCTTGACGGCGCCACAGATTTAACCATTGCAATCAGACATTCATCAGACGATGTCACCTACGAAGACTTATTGACATTCACTGCCGTTGACGAAGCCCCGGCGGTGGAAAGGGTAACCGTAAGCGGAACAGTCAAAAAATACCTTGCAGTCAGTTATACATTTGACGGTGGAACCGATCCATCGGCAAAATTCATGGTTGGATTTAAAAGAAACTAAAGGAGTGAGAAAAAATGAGTAAATATGGAAGTCCCGATCTTTCTATTTCGATTGATAATGATTCTGGAACTCCGGTTGATTTGACAGATTACATTGACGAGATAGGCGATGTAACGGTAGAAGCTTTGATTGCAGATACCACAGCTTTTGGCGATTCGTACGTGAAGCAGACAGCAGTAGGTTTATCGCAAATGCCCGAGTTTACGATTGCCGGGTATTACGATGATACCGCTACTACTGGCCCGGATGCCGTTTTGAATTCTCCCGGTGATACCCGTACTGTTACCATTACGTGGGGTGAATCCAAAACAACGGGGTTTGACGTGATAATTAAGACCTATACCCGGAAATCCGTTAAAGGCGAACTGCATCGTTATGAATGTGGTGTGGTTCCGACGGGTACAATTACTGAAGATGCTTAAATGAAAAAGGAGGGGCGAATATGTTAATCAATGATGTTACCCGGAAAGTTGAAATTCCACATGAGCCCGGAGAATGGATGATTTTGCGAAAGTTGTCATGGCGGCAGGAAGAGCTTGCTAAAGAGATGCAGACCGATAAAGTTTTAAAGAAAGCTAAAAGCTTTGTCGGGATGATGAAAGACTTTGACAAAGGGTCGTCAGAAAAGGCTGATCCATCCCTGCAGTATGATATGGGGTTTGTACTTGAAGCGGGAATTGTAAAGTGGAGTTACGATGCAGAAGTCAATAAAGAAAACATCAATGCTCTTGATGCTCAAACTGCAGAATGGGCTTTTAACGAAATTCTCGATATGAAAAAACCTAAGACTGAAGATGAGCGAAAAAACGCCTAATCGCCCTTCATAAATTATTGGAGGGCGAGGAAGCGGATCCGCCGTGGGAATGGGTTATATCCAGAATATGTGAAGAGTTTAATTGTTTACCGAGCCAGGCTCTCAATGAGATGCTTGATGATCCGTCCAGCATGGCTTTAGAAATTATAGAACTGAGAGCTTATGCCCGGGCAAAAGAATTGATAGATACAACCGACAAACAGGATAAACTCCCTAACAACCCGATGATAGATCGGGTTTTTGAAATTACAGACTATCTAGGAAAACAAGAGAAACAAAGGCGGGGGCAGAATGAACGTAAAGGAATTAATTGTCAGGCTAAAAGCTGAAGCAGAACAATTTAATCAGGGCTTGAGCAATGCCAAACAGAGCATGAAAAACTTTGGCACTGGTATGAAAAATACCGGGATGGCAGCGACCACAGCCTTTACCGTTCCTATAGTTGCGGGGGCCGCTGTAATTGGCACACTGGCAAACGATGCAATTAACTATCAAAATCAGATGAATGAAGTATTTACCTTGCTACCTAATGCCAGCGAGGAAGCAATGGGGCAAATGAGTGACGATGTGTTGCAGTTTGCTAAAGATATGGGGGTCATTCCCGAAGAAGTTGCTCCCGCACTTTACCAGGCTATTTCAGCCGGTGTTCCCGCAGACAATGTATTTGCATTTTTAGAAACAGCACAGAAGGCAGCGGTCGGCGGGGTTACAGACTTAGAAACAGCCGTTGACGGAATTAGTACCGTTGTTAATGCTTATGGCGATGACGTGATAGATGCTGCCGGCGCGT